TCCATTCGAGGACTGCGTCAGGCGAGTAGAGCTGGCGGAACAGGGAGCAGGCGAACGAGAACAGGGCGAGGCTGCGGTCGTTGTGGGTGGGGCCCTGGTCCCAGATGTCTCGGGCTACGAACTTGAAATCCGCGTCGACTCTTCGTTGTGTGAACTTGGGGGTGTGGATGGGTCGTGTGGAGGGTGCCGGCTGGTAAAGGGACGCTATTTTGACGATCTGTTGCCGTGTCACCATCGAATCGAACGCTTCGGTGGTGAAGTCCTCCATGCACAGGTTGCTCTCAGAGCCCCGTACAGCCTCCTGACGGCCCTCTGGGCGTGATAGTGCATATGGGAGGCGTATTCCGTTCCCGAAGCCCTTAGCGGGCATCGTGACCTGTTTAGGGTAGACCTCTTTAGTAGGACTGTCGACGAGTTGGCAGGCCGCGAACATGGCGTTGCGGCCCATCTGAGCGGGAATGTCCTCTTCCAGGAATACCCACAGGTGGTAGCCCCTCGATCTGCTGCTCTCCACCCATGAGGTGATGTCGAGCTGGGCGAGTAGTTCCCGCACGTTGACGGCGTGAACGAGGGAGATGTCTCCCTCGTCCCAGTCGACGGCCAGCCAGCCGACATTGCAACTCGGGGAACCCTCGACCTCCATCAACGGGTATACCCCCAGGCGGTATGGGCCCCACAAGTGGTTGTGGATCGCTTCCTGGAAGAAGATGCCGTTGGCCGGCACGGGTGTGCCGTCCTCGCCACGCCACGGTCGGAAGTCCCCGTCACTGGTCTCCTTGGCGACGGCGTTGCCTCGGAACAGGTGGCAGAACTTATCCGCCACTGCCACACGGTCGTTCACCGCATGTACCTGTCATCAGGAGGAATGTCGTCGTCACGATACGGACGAATCTGACCAGTATGCGGACACAAAAAATACTCAAAGTCGCCGAGTTTATTCGGCGGCCGTTTGTTCTTCGTAACCCGAACATTGATCGACACAGAGTGGTAACACTTCTCCTGATAGGACAGTGCGGGGTCGTCGCGTTTGCGGTACACGCCGAGGACAGCCAGGGCCTCCTGCTCCCCGCCGTACTTGCCGGCCGTTATCAACGCCGGCTTGTGCCGGTCGCCTGACCCTCGGCCGGCCTGATGCACGACCGCCAACGGGATCGAAGCCTCCTTGCTCCACCGCTTCAACCCCTGCGCCTTGGCAACCACCCCCGTATGGTCCGACTCTCCTGGCTGCAGCTCGAGGTAGTCGACCATGGCGAAGTTGGGGTGCCGACCCCAGTAGTCCTGCGCCTCCTTCAGGGTGTCAGACATCTGCGTGAACGTCAACGCCCCGTCGTTGATGAGGATGCGGTCGAACAGGCTGCGGGACGCCGCTCGGACCTCCTCCAACACGGCCTCGTTGCCGTCCTTGATCTGCTGCTCGAGCTCTTCGCCGTTGCGGCCATACGCAATGCAATGCAGCTTCTGAGCGACCAGTTCGCGTGGCTCATCAGGAGAGAACAACAAGATGTGGGCGTCAGTGTTGAGCAGCGCGGTGACTATCGAGTTGTACAACACCTGGGATTTGCCGTTGTGCGAGTGGCCCACAACCAGCAGCATCTCGCCGCGGGCCAGCCCCCGCATAGCGAGGTCAACCTCGGGGAAGCCGAGCAGGAACCGGCCCTCGTCGTTGCGGACGTAGTCGACGAACGAGTCGAACGCCGTGGAGGTCGGTTCAATGTACTTGTAGTCGGAGGCGCCCTCACCGTGGTCGGGCGAGGACGCCCCCTCGAGTCGTGCGACTATCTCCTCAGGTGTGAGGGGGGAGGGCAACTCGGGCATTACGCACTGCAGCGTGCGTGCATGATCTCCACATCGAAGGGATGCATGCTGCCGTCGCCGGCCTGGATGTGGGTCGGGGCGCCATCCAGCCACAGGCTGATCCGCTTAGAGCCAAGACCGTACTTCAGTGCCCCCACCTCCGAGATGACAAAGTCCGACGCGTTGGGCTCGTAGCCTCCGTCGTGCTTGACCGGCAGCCCAGCAGCGATGTTCGCTGCGCCCTTCGCCTTCCTGAACTTGTTGTCGAACACGACGAGCTTGCCGTCGTCGGTCTTCTCGCCGGCACACAGAAAGGCCACCGTCCACGCGGCCTGATTGCCGTCGGTGACGAACCCGTTAGTGTCGAGCGGCGTCTTCTTGCGAGGGCGACCCGCCGGCTTCGCCGCCGTAGGAGCAGGCGCGGGCGGAGCCGGCGGGACAACATCCTGACCAGGAGCGAACACGATCTCAGCTCCTGGAAAGGCGTCCTGCACCAGAGCAACGGGGCTCGGAGCGGGAGACATCACGGGCGGTGCCGCAGCAGCAGGCACAGCAGCCGAGTCGCCGAACTGGCCGACCCTGTCAATGATGGCGTTGAAGACCATCTCTTCGCAGGCGAGGTACTCGGTCATCCCGTCCCTGCCCTTGCCTGAACACATATTGCCCGCCGCCTTGGCGGCCACCTGAGCGATAATGGACTTGTCTTTAAAAGTTAGCATTTTCTTCTCCCCTTTCGGGATTAGTTGGTTACCAGTTCGCCGGCTTAGAGCCGACACCCAAGTACTGTCCACGACACGCAGCCCAGTTGGGACACCAGTCGTCGGAACATTTCCACCCATCGTAGCGCATCGGCCACGACGGAAGTTTCGCCTCGATCAGGTCGGCAATCGAGTTGCACATCGGGACCAGCGCAGCCCAGTCCTGAGCAGTACGGGTTACGTCCACGATCTCAAGCTCGCCGTCGGTGAGGTAGCAGTAGCGGAACGGCTGCTGCGACTCCAAGTCGCCACGCTCATGGGCCCGAGCCAGCGTGTAGATCATGGACTGCAAGTCGTTGCGTCGGATCAGATACTCGGCGTCGTGCTGACCGGTCTTCCAATCCCAGGTCAGATTATCTTCATCAAGGTCACGCGTCCCATGCAGGATGATGCGACGGCCCTCGTCCTCGTAGAGGACAAACTCGAACGACCTCTCGACACCCACAGGGTTCAGGTAGGGGAACACCTCGGCGTACCACACCCTGATCATGGTCTCGGCCAGCGGGACGGTCGTTTCAGGCGTCGTGGCGCCCTTGTTCCACTTCCCGATGGTGCCGACGAGGCTGTCCCACGACCAGTGGAACGCCTCCAGGACGGTGTCGACGGTCAGCTCCTGACCGGCCATGCGGGCCGTCAGCGCCGTTTCGATAGCGGCATGCACGGCGGTGCCCCGCACCGCCTTGCTGCCGGCCACATCGATGGCGGTCCCGTTGCGGATGGTGCGGGCCTTCTCGGGGCAATCCTGAAACGAGTTCAACCAGGACTGTCGGAACCTGTGTTCGATCATGCCTACAGATTAGACGGGGGGTGTGACAGCCGTCGCGGATCCGTATCAGATATCAGAAGATGGCCCTCGGGGCCATCATCAGATATCAGATATATCAGATGGAACCGTTCTCCCGCAACCTCTTCTCGCGGGCCCGCAGAATCTTAGCGACGCGGGACCGGCTCACGCCGGCCCAGCGCCCCACCTCAGCCTGACTGTGGGTACCGCCATTCACCAACGCAGCTACGTCGTCCTCGCGGGCGTCGGACAGCTCGGACCTCAACTCCTGTAGGTCGCGGTCCAACATCGTTCTCATTCGCATACGGTCCCGAGGCTTGAGCCTCACCAGGGTCGATTGCAGGTCTGCGAAGGTGGGTAGAAACAGGTGGCCGTCACTCATCGAGAGCCGACTCTACAGCCAGAACGTAAGCCCTCTCGACCAGCTCGGTCAGGGCCACCAGACTCGACCAGTTCGCCCGCTGAGGATGCTCGGCCAGAGACCGCAGGCACGCCCCAAGGGGAGCGCACTGCTGCTCCGCGTTCAGGATCATCTGCCGTGCAGCGTCGCCGGCGACGGTACGCAACGGCGACACCTCTTCCCACTTCGGGAGCTCACTCATCGTCAGGCGCCCCATGCACGGTGTCTGAGAAGGCCACGAAGAGCCGCTCGTACTGGCTGCTGAGAACAGCGAACGTGCGGCTGATCTCGAACAGGCAGTCGGTTATCTGATCTTCTGGCGGTGCATCATCAGGCGACAACATCCGCAGGTTCGGGCGGTCAGAATCGGTCACAACACTCCCCTTTCGTTAAAGTTCCCCCGCCCGCCTGAAAGGGTAGTAAAAGGCGGACGGAGGAACAGTCGGATCATAACGGGCAGCATCTATCTTAGGGTCGACGCTGTCCCACTAACAACAGGTTACGGCTTCGTCCTGCGCCTCAGGTCTCGCAACATGGCAGGCCAGGAACGCCAGTAGTCGTCGATGACCTCCAGCTTGCGTCTGGACGGGGGACGGTACGCCATGATGTCGCGCACCACCCACCCGATGACACCTCCGAACAGGATGGCTAGCAGCCCTGCGATAACGATCATTCGTCTTCCTCCTTGAAGGTGTGGTCCCAACACGGGGCGCACAGATAATACGGAAACGGACGCGTCGTATCGGATCCCATCAGGATCTCCCGCTGCTGTGGGCTCAGGTTCTTGAACACCCACGCAATGTTGGCACCACCCTTCCACTCTGCGTACTTGGCCTCGGGCACGCTGACGCTGTCCTGGTGCGCGCACCGTCCGCACGACGCTGTCAGCTCCACCCAATCGGTTGGTGCAGTCACAGGTATCTCCCTTCCTTGATGGATTCCGAAACGACCGCCCGAACGCGCCGACGCTGCTTCGGGCCCATACCACCCCACACCCCCCAGTTCTCCCTGTTAACCACCGCGTAGCCGAGACACTCACGCGTCACAGCACACCCCTCACAGATCAACCGAGCCCCGCTGGGCGGGGGACCAGACCCCTCAGGGAAGAACGCATGCGTCATGCCGGCACACTCGGCACGACGCATCCACTCGGGCCGGTCGACCAGGATCCGTAGCAGCTCCTGGGCGTCAGGCATCAGGAACCCCACAGATCCTGCCGACGGCGCTCGGCCTCGGCATCAGCTCGGGCCCCGTCGCGCTCCTTCGTCAACTCGGACCACTCGTCGAAGTCTTCGCGGACCCAATCGCCGGCCCGCTCGGCTGCTCGCTCGTCGGCTGCCTGCTCGGCTGCCCGCTCGGCTGCGGTCTCTTCCTCGGTGGCCCGCAGGGGAAACATCTTCGCAGCCTTCTCCACTAACCGCCTCTGCTCGTCTTCGTCTATGACGCCCACGTTATGCAAAAGCACCAGTGCGTCGACAAGGTCGGACAGCATGTAGTCGACCGCCTCCAGGCGGTGCCAGACCAGCCGTGTACTCGGAGACTCAGGCATCGTCGGGCCACCCCTGCGCCGACTTGGCTATCACATAGTCGGCTAGCCGACGCAAAAACACCCACGCCACATTGGGGTTGCCAGGGTTCTCGATGACCTGATCCTGTAACAGAATCGCCAGCTCGTCCCCCTCTAGCCTCGTCATGGGCACGACCACGATGTCGTCGATGCCGAGTCGCTCGTCCTGCTGCTCGGACAT